GACCCGACGACGGTTGGGTTGGAGAATGGATAATGGATAATGGATTAAGAAAACTGGCATGGAAAATTTCAAGAAAATTCGTAGATGAAATGCACGATAGACATGGTATACGCATATTTGTAAGCGTGGTACAAAAAGATGATTTAGTAATTATAACGCTTTCCAACGATGACCATAAGGAATGCGTGACAGAACTTTCATCGGGGTTCTCAGGAGTGTGGGAAATATCAGACATGATTATTGGCAGCTTTGTCGACTATTTTATATCTCAAAAGGAGGTGCAAATGAAATAAATCCATAACGTTGTTAGGAAAGAGTCTAGAAAGCCCCGTCCTTTGCATCCCTCACGGGTGGGCGGGGATTTTTAATATAGGGAGATTGTATGGAAATTTATGAAACAATGTACGATGATGATGGGGATGTTATTTTCCAAACAGCAAAGGACGATAATCAAAACGTGGGGTTGATTATCATAACAAATGAAGGAAAAGAGATTTGCCTCGATATGGATGTGCAAACAATGGAGAAATGGATAACAATGCAAAACAGACTTTTGGAATCCATGCTATAATTAATACATCTAACATTTGTTAATGAAAGAAGCCAACAATTTGTTAGTTACCTTGCCCGGTAAACCTAAGCCCTCCTTGTGAGGGTTTTTGTTTACCAGTTGAATCGGTGTCTATGTTCTGTTATCATTATCTCAGATAGTAATTCAGTTAGACAAAGGAGATAGACATGTTTGTAACAGTTAACACCCCATTTTCGACACACCGTTTTGATTGCGATGAAGCCGTAATTAGGAAATGCTTCCCCAGCGTAGACGACCCCAAAGAAAAAGATGAGAATACAATTTTCCTTACAGTATATAAGAACAAAACGGTTATAAAAGAAATGGAACTCCAAAAAGATCACGAACACGCGATCTATTTTATGAACGATCAGGGACAAACCGTAGATAGTTTGTATTGGGCTGATGGGGCAACTGTTTTAGAATAATTCACATTCCTTATATTAAATGTTTTGTAGAGATTGGGCATCTTCGTGGGTGTCCTTTTTCTTTACCTGCACATCACAAACGGGATTGTGGTAATATGTAGGCATGAGTAAATATTCACCAGAAGTAAAAGCCGCAGTAATGGCCGCGTTGTTGCAGGGGCAATCAATTAACAGTGTGGCGCGTGAATACGACATACCCCCAGGAACAATATCAAACTGGAAGAACCGTGATGGTGTCCCAAAAAGCGGGATACAAAAAAAGCAGGAAGAGATTGGAGAACTACTTATTAAACTACTCCATACTAACTTGGTGACATTGGAGATACAATCAAAATTCTTTCAAACTGAGGCGTGGTTAAACAAGCAAGACGCTGCGGGGGTCGCTGTACTTCATGGCGTGGTGACTGATAAATCAGTTAGACTATTAGAAGCAATGAGCAGCAATGTACCCAACGATAACGATTCCTAAACTAGATACATGGTTTACCTCACCCAATAAAACGGCCGTATTATCCTTTGCCGACTATATAAAGATTGTAAATCCACGTTTTGACTCAACCCCCCAATACTTAAAATCACTTATCAATAATTTGCAAGATGTCGCAGACGACAAGATCAATCGGCTGATGGTATTCATGCCACCTCGACATGGCAAGTCCGAAACCATATCACGCATGTTTAGCGCGTATTATTTATACAGGCATCCCGCCCGCTTTGTTGGCATCAATTCATACGCTGCTGATTTAGCATATACATTGTCAAGAAACTCCCGTGATAATTTCACCCGTATTGGTGGGCAATTAAAAGATGATGCCGCGGCGGTAAAGCATTGGGAAACAACAAGCGGTGGTGGTTTATGGGCGGCTGGCGTAGGTGGCCCAATCACGGGGAAGGGTTTCCACTTAGGGATTATTGATGACCCCGTAAAGAATGCAGAAGAAGCAAAGTCTATTGTTATTCAGGATAGAAATACTGATTGGTACATGTCCACATTCTATACAAGAGCAGAGCCAAACGAAGCAATTATCATTATCCAAACGCGGTGGGATGTTAACGATCTTTCTGGGTGGTTGCTTGACATCGAGGAAGAGTCGCCAGAACATTGGCACATTTTGCACTATGAAGCAATCAAAGAAGAGTTGCCAGAATACCCAAGCACTTGCACCATCGAACAAGATACAAGGAATTTAGGGGAAGCACTTAACCCCTCACGATATACAATTGATAAGTTGAACAAGATCAAGGGAAAGCTAGGTGATTACTTTTTCGGGGCACTATATCAACAGCAACCCACAACGCGAGAGGGTGGAATGTTTACCCGTGGAATGTTTGAGGTGGTGACATCCGTTCCTAGTGGGGGTCAATACGTAAGATATTGGGATAAGGCAGGGACTAAAGGGGCAGGTGATTATACGGCGGGTTTGTTGATGGTAAAAGCCAATGATACTTATTACATTATTGATTTAATCATTGGACAATGGGAAGCACCAGAACGCGAACGCATCATACGCAATACGGCCGTATCTGATAATCAATTATATGGCCATGTGGTAACAGGTCATGAGCAAGAGCCTGGAAGCGGCGGAAAGGAATCAGCACAGAACACAACGCGTGTTACATTAGCGGGGTTTGCTTCATTTCCTGATAAGGTAACAGGTGATAAGGTAACGCGGGCAGAACCTCTGGCTAGTCAAGCGGGGGCATTTAATGTTAAACTATTGCACGCTTCATGGAATCGACAATTAGTAGATATGTTTTGCAGGTTTCCAGCAAAGCCACGCGATGGCGTAGATGCGGCAAGTGGTGCATTTAATAGATTCAACAGTGGCAAAAGAGCCGGAACATTTGGACGCAAGAAAGGATTAAGACGATGACAGCAACATCACGTAAAGAAAAAGCAAACGGCCGTGTGAAATCACAGGCGATACAAAATCAAGAGAAACGGATTGCAAGGAAGCATCGAGAGCTTGGAGAGTTGAGGGCATCGGTTGAGAAAGTTACCGCGAATAGACCTCCTCTTCAGTGGTTTAACCGCAAGGAGCCAACCACCAACGCCACAGGGAACCGCCGCGGACGGCTCCCTGGTGTCTCCCATGATGGCAAAAGAGACATTTGGAGTATTGCCGGATACCTACCTTACAATAGCATTACCTATCAGGATTACCGCCAAATATATGATCGCACTTTGGGCGGCCGTATCGTTGATAAGTATGTGCAATCCACATGGCAAAAGCCGCCAGCGATCAGTGAGGATGAAGGGGTTGATACACCATTTACAGAAGACACTGAAACGATGGCCAAGAAGTTTGACCTTTGGGAAACATTTAGCACCGCCGATACACAAGCAAGCATTGGTGAGTTCGGTATTATCCTTATTGGGTTGAATGATCAACCTACTGATGACGAGGGGCAATCAATTGGAAGTGGTAATTTATCGAAGGCAGTAAAGCCTGGTTCACTAAAGGGCTTGGATGACTTATTGTATTTACGGCCGTATGGTCAAGATTCAATTGCACAAATCGACCTAAACGGCGATCCTTCTTCCCCTCGCTTTGGGCAGCCAGAAATATACACCATACAGTTTGAAAATGTAGACGCAAGTGGGGGGACGGCAATATCATTTGGTGAGACACCGGGACTTACCGTTCATTGGACGCGAGTCATCCATCTAGCTGAGGATACGCTAGATAATAGCGTGATCGGAATTCCTAAGATGCGACGATCTCTTAATATATTAATGGAGATTCAAAAAACGCTGGCTGGCAGTGCCGAAGCATATTGGCGTATTGCTGATCGCGGTATGGCTGTAACGGTGGATAGTGATGCTACGTTGCTAAAGGGTGATCTTGACGACATTGAAGATCAAATAGATGAATACATCAATGGTATGAGAAGATACCTGACATTGCAAGATGCGAAGGTGCAAGAGCTAGGCGGTAAAGATGTCAATCCAGAAGGTATGTTCTCAGTTGAAGAAAAGATATTGGCGGCAACAAGCGGGATTCCTAATCGTATTTACTTTGGTTCAGAACGCGGGAATTTAGCGTCTGGACAAGACGCTAAAGAGTGGGCGGGTACAATATCAACACGCCAACGAACCTATGCAGAGCCAATTGTAAGAGACTTGCTAGACCGCTTGATTGTATACGGTGTGCTTTCTTCCCCTAAAGGTGGAGTTGGCGATTACAATTTGGGACAGCCTAACGAAACAGGGATTTTTACATGGCCTTCGATACTGGAAAATAATCCCAAGGAAGAGGCGGAGATTGTGAACGTTTATGCTTCTTCACTATCATCAGCACAAACCGCGCAAGTTAACGGCGTGGTGATGAGCGATGACGAAGTGAGAGGCTTCGGCAATCTTCCACAAACTGGGGAAACTCAGGATGATATGTTGCAACGCGAGGATGATATGATTGAGGATAGTGCGATAGATGGCTAATCAAATAACAATTGACGGGCAAGCGGTATTACCAAAAGAAGAGTATGTAAAATACATATGGGTTGAAAAGATTGCATGGGACGGAGAGCCCGAGATTCTGAATACTCAGAAAAAGAAACCATTCTCTGAGCAATTCATAGCCGCCTTAGAATATGACGATTGGATTGTGAAGATAAAAGAAAATGGGATATGTGATTAATGGCTAGCACCGACCCCACAGGATCAATCACCCTACGCAATCGCTGGGGACGTGAATACACAAAGCGGTGGAAACGAGTCATTGCGGAAATCAAGCGTGATGTGAATGCCAATGTTAACGCATTGGTTGAACGTTTTGTTATTGGTAACAATGGGGATTGGATGTTGCCCTTTATTCGAGAAACGGTGGCGAAGTCAGAATCACTTTCGAGCCGTGACTTGGGGGAGGTGGTTGCACTTGCACCATCAGAACGTAACACACTTATTGATGAGATACACACTGAAGCATTAAATGACCTGCGTAATATTCGAGATGAGGTGGCCACACAAGCATCATCAAAGTCAACACAGGTATTGATTGACACGCCAGATGAGAGGCGTGATATTAGCAAGGTTGTGGGTGTAGTCGGTGCGATTGGTTTTCTGCGACCTGATACAGTGCCCGCACAAACACAAGCTATCATTGATCGGATTAATAAGATTGCAATCACGCGATCAATAACATCGGTTGCCGTTCGTGTCATTGGTGGCATTAGTATGGGAATTACGGCCGTCGCCAAATCAATAGGGGCGGTGACTGTCGGTGTAGAGGCTGAGAAATTCACAACCGCTGGCGATGACGATGTTTGTATCTTATGTGAAACACTAGAAACAACGGATAGATTTGGGTTAGGTGAGGGCGTGTTCCCCGTCGATGCGACAGGTGGAATTATTCCGGTTCATCCCCGTTGCCGATGTCGCTGGGTACTTGTTCGTGTACGTCAACCTATATTTAACGAACAAGAGTTAACCATCGAATCCTTGGAGCCGTTGCTTATTGCCAACGGTTGGCAAAAGCAAACCAAGACCCCCATTATTACTATCCCTGAATTTCGGATTAACAAAGGTGAGCAAGGGAAGCAAGGCACTCAAGGTGAGCGCGGTAAGGTTGGATTGCGGGGCATGAAAGGCAAATCTGGTGCTATACGTATCATTAAAGAGCCAGCCATTAACGGCCGTAATGGGTTAGATGGCATCCAAGGATTAATTGGGAATGAAGGGGAGCGCGGCGCAACGGGTGCGACTGGGGACGATGGCAAGCAAGGGGAGCAAGGTGACGATGGTAGCGACGGGAGAGGCATTCGTTCTATCAAGTTTAACCAAGTCACTAATGAGTTGGTGATTAAGTTCACCGATGGAACAGAGCAACGCATCAAATGGCCAATGTCCACGAAACGACCGCTACTTGGGGCACGTGGCACAGGCGGCGGTGATCGGGTTGCTAATCTCCCATATGAGAATACGATTGACATGGTGATTACCGAGATGCCAAAATTCCCAATCGTTACCGTGTATGACGATGATGGAGATGAGATTAGTCATATTGGTGTATACTTTCCATCCATACAAATGTATGGGATTGTGTTACCCGAAACCACGTCGGGTGTGGTGGCCGTTATCCCAATAGGCAAACTGGTCACTGGAACCGATCCACTTTTACCAATCCTGCAGCGTGTCACTGTCAATGGCGAAGATAGAATTGATGTAGCGGGTGATTTGCGCACAACAGTATTAGGAGTTACAAGTTAATGGCGAAAAAGATAAGTGACTTAAACGATGGCACACCCGCGCAAGATGATGATGAATTAGAGATCGAGCGGGTATCCCCAAACTCATCGAATCGAGTGCGTGTTGATGATGTACGTGGAACACTGCAACAAACAACCGACCTAGGAAACGAAACGACGAATCCAATAAAATTCACGAACACAGTTAACCCCGCGCACGATGAAGCATTATTGTTCTATGACAATGACAAAAAAGCACTTAGCTATTTCAATGAAGAGTCTGATGTAACAATCAACATTGCACAAGAGCTAGTGATCAGAGTTCTCAATAATAGCGGGGCAATAATACCAGATGGGAAAGCATGTAGAACCGAGGGCTCCGCTTCCGGATTGCCAACGATTGTATTAGCACAAGCCAACACGGTAAACAATGCCATCGTAACAGGCGTGGCAACCCATGACATACCAGATGGAGAAACGGGATACATCACAAGGCTGGGGAATGTGGGAGGTCAAGATACTTCCTCATTCTCTGCGGGTGATGTTTTATTTTTAAGCGCTATCACGGCGGGGGATTTGGTTAATATTCCGCCTTCAATTGTGATTGCCGTTGGTATTGTGATTGTGGATGATCCCCTAGAGGGAATGATTATTGTGGGTCCACAGGATGTGCAAGACCCCATCGCCTTGGCACAATCAAGGACAGATAGCCCTATCCATACACAGGCATTGACGACATCACCCGTCCCATTAGAGGGATACAATAACACGCCATTTTCTAGGAATATGACGGTAACAAACACGGCCGTTGTTGGCTCTTTCAGAGCTTCGTTTGCTCCCGAAAATATTACATTAAGTGGGTTCTATCAATTCGCGGGAAATTTAACGCTCTCCAATATATCTGCAAATGTCGTTGTGTTTTTAGAGTTTTATATTAACGGGGTAGCCTCTGGCATATTCACTAGGATAGACGCTTCACAAGCATCTATAAGTTCAGGTAGCACCACGGTCGCCGCATTAGCCGAGCAGATAATTACCGACTCTGATGTGCTTGAGTTGTATGTCTATCTAAATACAGGGACGGCAAATGTGGATATCGAGAATGTTGTTTTCAATGCGGATAGGTTAGGTATTTCATAATGAGCAAAGCAGAGCGACTATTTGAGATTGAAGTTGAAGGGGTCATATATCCTTATGATGGCCTTTACGATGACACTGATTTCCAATGTGGCGCGTATGATGGCATGGAAGAAGACACCCCCGCCGATGCAAAGATTAGGCGCGATAAGAAAGGCAATCGTGTGTGGATGGCTGGCGCATGGAAATATACGGATAACGGTGGTCGTGTTGGGTTTCAATCTTATTACGCCAATGGTGAATGGACAAAGACCGAGGGTGTTTTATTGTTAAGGGTGTGGGATAAACTATGAGCGAGAAATGGGAAGCAACAAATCAAATCGTTGATACGGATGCGTGGTTTACCGATGGAGTTAAGTCAGGCGACGAGATTGGATATAAGTTCGTCATAACAAACGTGCTGGATGACTCAACTATCACAGTTCGCGCTATGACAAAAACAGAGCAGCTAATAAAATTAGCAAAAAGATTGTGGGAATGGGGATTGGGCAAACTATGAGCAAAGCTAAACGACTTAGAGAACTATGTAACAGCATCAAAAAAGAATACAATCTTGATTCCGTAACGGCCGTATCCAGCAAATCACAGTATAAGAATGCAGGGCTTCCGCATGATCCTACAAAGGTATATTTCAAGATGAGGTACACTCTAAAGAGTGAGGATGACGTGTTACAATTGTGTCCTATCACATGGGCAACCATCAACGCCAATGTTGATGATTATATTGTAAAGGTATGTGGCGAGATGTTATCAAGTCACGAAGTGATAAAGCCACTTGTACAGCAGATGTTATCAGGGATGGCTCAGAACGCGGTCAAGAGGGCTAGCAATGGATAAGATTATTACAGACGTTTACTTCCCAGGAAGTGGCGTAGGTGCGGGTGATATTGTTTACAAGCAAGACGATGGAAGCTATGCAGTTGGCGGCAACACATATATGGTTAAAGAACTTATTGATGATCATACGTTAGCCCTGCGCCCCCAAACGAGGCTTGATCGTGTTAAGATTTTTATCAATAGTAATGCTCGGATTATCAGAGAATGGATGATTGAGAAGATCAAAAAGGGGCACTCCAAATGTCAAGACTTTTTCCAATTCCCCTAGATGTTACAATAGCACTTGCAGTACTCGATGCGGTTAAGGATGGAAAAACGGGGGAGCTATTTGGGCGCGAAACCAGCATGTACGAAATAGGGCGCGAGCTTGCTAACTACAGGGGAATTGTCGAAAAGCACCTTGACCATGTAGAGGGATTGGTAGAGAAATTAGAGAAATTGAGGAAATGAATGACTGAGCCTAAACCAACATACCTATACACGCCACCGAAGCAAGTACAACGTGCAACCATCATCAAACTGAATGAGGTATGCAATCGCGCATTGAATCAAAACGCAGCAATGGGTAATGAAGCATTGACACGAGCTATCAGGGCGGTGCAGGTGCATACGGTAGAAGAACTTGCAAAAGAGCCTAATATAGACTAAGATAAATATGTACGATGTAGCACTGTAGTAGTGCGACCCTCAAAAATTAGCGGAATCGTGAAAAGTCGAGGGGATGGTATGGGATGCGAACGCCCATCATCGGCAATATGCACACTGGGGGAGCCACAGGCTACCGATAGGTGCATATGTAAGAGCGAATTAGCTCAAATGGAAGAGCAACGGCTTCCAAACCCGTAGGTTGTAGGTTCGAATCCTATATTCGCTGCTAAACACATATTTCTAGCCCGCATCATTTGATCCGCGCTTCCTTAATTGGAGGTGCGGATTTTTTGTTTTTAGGTGAACCATGACAAAGCATAGACCAAAGAAGAAGCCGAAGAAGAAGGTTGTTAAGAGGCCGAAGAAAACAACACCGAACAGATAGGAGTTATATGAAATTAGTTAGACCAGACAAGAGTAGACCAGTACGGGAAACTAAATATCGAGAGCCTCCACCCAAACCTTCCCCTAATTCAATGGGGGGGGGGATGACGGATAGGGAATTCACAATGTTTTCAATCAGGTGGTTAATTACTATCATGGGAACTGTGTTACTTGTGTCTTTACTGATGTACCTTGGGATGAGCATATGATCTACACGAATAGTTTAGAAATCAATACCGTAGACATTAAACGAATTACAAAGAACGGCAAACAGTGGCTTGTGGCTCCCGTTGTGGCTGCGATTGAATCAGTGATGAATGGGCGACTCGTACAGCGTGACGAATTAGCAGAATCAGTAGAATCATTAAACGGCCGTCCAATTACAATCAATCATCCATCTGGCGATCAGGGGCAAGCCATTCCGGCAAACAATCCAGATGTTGAAACCATCGGGAAAGTTTTTAATGCCCACATTGATGAGGATTCATTAAAAGCGGAAGCATGGTTTGAGGTTGAACGGCTGAATCAAACAGGTACTCAGGGGCTAGAAATACTGAACGCTATTAAAGGCAAGAAAGTATTAGAGGTTTCGCTTGGTTGGTTCAGCGATAAGGTAACGCAAGCGGGAAACTTTCTAGGGAACGCATACACAGAAATTGTACACAATATACGCCATGATCATTTGGCAATCTTACTAGACACACCTGGCGCGTGTAGCGTAGATGATGGGTGTGGATTAGTTCGCAATGAAGAAGAAGCGCAAGAAAATAAAGTTGTAGCCCTTGTCAAAAGGGTATTAGTAGATTTAGGTTTTAGCCAAGACAAGGAGAACATACCTATGGCAGATAAAGAACCAAAACAAGAGCCTGTTGTTATTGACAACTCAGCTCAAATTGATGAGTTAAAAGGTTTGATTAAAGACCTTGTGACATCAATTGAAACTGTAAACGGCCGTGTTGACGAAGTTATCACCAACTCAGCCAACAGCGAGAAAGCCCCCATTGTGGCGCGACTCGTAGCAAATGAACGTTGCACATTGGAAGCTGATAGCTTGCAAGCAATGTCCGTTGCTGATTTGAGCAAATTAGAAGCCGCTTTCAAACCCGCCAATTACGCGGGCAACGGTGGCAGCTTCTCGGCTTTCATCAGTACTGATGAAAATGTTAAATATGTAGAGGTGGACTAATGGCCAAGGCAGCAGCAAGTATTGTATTCCTTTCTAGCCACAATCGAAATGGCACACAATCATTTCCTGAAGCACAGGCTGGCGCGGGAATCGCAGCGGGTCATATGTTAACACTTGACCACACCACGACTCCCCCAACAGCTACCGCGTCAGATGGCACAGTTCCGTGGGATCAATTATATATTGCACTTGAAAAAGTCTTTGACGATGCAAATACAGCAGATGCAATCGATGCGTTATATGTTGCGGGTGATGTGGTTCGTTATGTTTCCCCAGTTCGTGGTGATCGTTTGAACGTTATCGCAGAAGGCGCAATCACAATCGATGCCATCGTGATTGATGGCGGGGCAACTCAAATCGGAACATTCCTGACATCAGGAACGATTGACGCTACAACAATCGCCAACACATTAAAGGCAAAAGCATTGACCACTGGCGTTGATGGCCTTCGCTTTGACATCGAGGTGTTATAATGAGTAACAAAATTAATCGTGATATGCTGATCGGGGGATGCACCCCAGCGTTTGAAACTAACGCGAAAGGTAAGACCGTAGAAAAATGGGTTAAAAGTCCAACAAGCGGTAAATGGCATCGAGCGTTAAACAAATACAATCAATTTGGGCAAACAATTGAAACATTCTCGGCATTACCAGAGGATAGCTGGAAATCATTGGAATCGGCCGTAATTGGTGAGCAATCAGTACCAATGTCAGGCGTACAAGATTTAATGGACGCTGGATTGGTGATTGGTGAATCCCCATTTTTTGTACAACATGAATGGGATGTTACCAGCGAAGTCACAGCCGCAGACATCACCGTCGATGGTGAAGCCTCAGACGACCGCGATCAATTCCAAACAGAACGGAAAGCGATCACCGTCCCTGTGATTAGTAAATCATTCCGCGTGGGCTTCCGTGCAATGGGTGCATACAACAGCACAGGCCGATCATTCTCCACAGATCAAGCGGTGCAAGCTGCGCAAGTTGTTGCAGAAGCTAAAGAGAACGCACTGTTTAACGGCTTCGGTGATGTGAAAATTGCAACCGCTTCCGAGACATTTGGATACACCAATAACCCAGATACAAACTCCGCGGCTGGATTGTCTTGGGGCACGCCGGGCAACGCAACAACCGTTGTTAATAATATCATTGCAGCACAAGCGGCTGATAATTTTGACAGCAACATTACCATTTATGCAAGTCAAACTCAATACAATGAGATTTCAGGAACCCCTCGAAGTGCTGACAATAACGTAACGGAATTAGAGTTTATTGAATCAATCCCACAAATCACGGCCGTAAGATCGGTTAAACCTCAATTTTTGGCCGATGGCAGTGTCTTGGGTGTTAGCCTTCAACGTAACACCGTAGTATGGGTGGAAGCAATGCCTTTTACAATTGTTGAATGGCAATCAGATGATGGCATGACAACTCACTGGCGCGTGATGACAATCGCAGCACCGCGCACGACTTCAACGTTTGCAAATCGTGCAGGTATGTGTCTGTCAACAGGAAACTAATGGATAAGTACAAAGTGATTGGTAAGTTCTATGAACCAATTGGCACTATTTTGGAATTGCGAGAAGAAGAAGCGGCGCACTGGTTGAAGATTGGACGGCTCGAAAGGGTTGTTCAATCAAAGCCAAAACGCAAGCAACGCAACCCATCGGTGGATAAATAATGGCTGACTATGGTGATGCGGGGATCAATGGCGTGGCTGGTATTACGAAGCCTTATACCGATTCAGGTACGGGGCTTTATACCGCTGCAACCAACCCCACATTATCACAGGTCGAAAACTGGCTTGATGAGATAAGCAGTGAACTTAACATCGAGTTAGGGAATGTCTATTTCCTCACGCCAGTGACCGAACCTGCGGTCACACCTGCACTTGATCTGTTTGCTAATCAGCAAGTAGCAAAGTTTATTGAGCAATGGGTAAGGAAACGGTCAAGCCGTGGTCCAACAAATCGCAATGCCACAACCGATACGTTTAATTTAACGGACGCGGTGGGTGATTTTGTTAAAAACAAAAGGCGCGGTTTTGAGAGTAACGGGGCAGCGACTGAAAGACAATTTGTATTTAAGGCGTTCGGATAATGGCAGAAGTTAGCTTAACCGTACAACCATCCTTTAGAGATATTCAAGGACGGTTCACCAAAGCGAATGACGATCTATTAAAAGACAAGCGTGATGAAATGCGCTCGTTGGGTCAACGCTGGGTCAAGTTTATGCGGGAAGAAGCTCCGAAGAATACGGGTAAATTTGCCGAGGGAATACGGTTCACAACGAGACAACAGGGAGAGACAATCACCCTAAATGGCACAATGCCGCAACCCCTCGGAACTTTTATCACTGAAGGAACGAAACCGCATCCTATATTCCCAAAACGCGCTGGGGGATTTTTACGATTCAACTGGCCAAAAGCCGGCGGGATTGTGTTCTTTAGATCGGTTAATCACCCAGGTACAAAACCTAACAAGTTTAGTGATCGCGCCTTTCGCAAATGGGAACCATCAACACGTGTGGCATTAAATCGCATCACCGTTAATTGGGTTAACAAGGTGTCTGACTAATGGCAGTCGCTAATGAATCAAGTGTTATTGCAGAAGCAATACAAACCATCATCGGGGCAATGTCGGAGTTTGATAGTGCATCCGTATTCATTAGTAGTTGGGATTTCTTAGATAGAAGCGAGCAGGCTGCACCATGGGTATTGATTAGACAATTTGGTCTTGTTTCTAGTGTCGAGGAAATGGACTGCGTAACAAACACATGGACGGGTTTAGTTGGCCCGATTATTCCTTTCTTTGATTGGAACCAAGACGAATTACAAATAGCATCCTTGCGCGATGCGATACTCACGGAATTCAATCTTAAAGTTAATCGCAATCTTGCGTTAACGGATTATTTTAATCTGCAAACATTTTCAGACTTGACTCCAGGCGATCCAATACTCCCCGACTTTGATGAGGGCAGCGGATCTGAGATGCCGAATATATTAAGTATACCTATGGTATTCACGGTGATTACAAGGGATTAAACTATGGCCGTAACAGTAACAACAGGCAAAACACATGTCAGATATGCGCGACTTTTAATCCAAGGCAACAACTTGAGCGGTGATAGTAGGTCGCTCGGAACCGTGGGACTTGGTGGCAATCCTGCCGATGTGACTGGATGGGTTGACATCATGGAAAATATCCCAGGGATGGCGACCGTTAACTTTGGGGATTACTCCGCATTGTTTAACAATAAAGTTTCTGCTCCCGGTGTCAACGCTGGCACACACACAGCATTAAATGCAATAGGAACTGACTTATTTGGAACTGTAGCATTTGGTATTAGCGAACCACCTACCATTGGTGCGCCTTCATTCTCGGCAAGCCTGACACAGTTCACATATCTACCGAATATGACACCATCTGACGCGGTTGCTATTAGTGCGACATTTAACGCAGGCGAAAACGCTGTAGCTGGATGGGGGCAAATGCTAGCCATCGGGGTAAGTGAATCAGCAACGATTGATTTGCCCAGCTTAGATAATGGCGCCGCCGCTCCGAAGGGCTACATGTGGATTTACCATGTGGCACAAAGCGCGGGTGCAATGGGCACAAATGACTGGGATTTAACGATGGAAGATAGTCCTGCCGATTCCGTATTTTCGGCGACATTAGGCGTGGCTACAAATATTGGCTCTGCGGTGACAAGCGCAGTTATAACAGACCCGGGATCGGTTGATAGATACACCCGCGCTTCATTAGTTAAAAACGCTGGCACAGATTTAATATTATGGTTGGCACAAATACCACTCTAGGAGAAACATTATGGCGGTAGGTAAAACCCATTCAAGATTTGTAACAATATCAATTAATAGTTTATTAGTAACATGTTCAATAACAAGCTCTGGCGGTGTTGGGCTTACTCATGAACAAACCGACATCACCACGCTTTGTAATACCATTATGGAGAATTTGCAAGGTACTGGGTCTGTGACTTTGGATTTCTCAGGATTTCTTGATAACGATACGTTAGGAAGCCACACCGTTGTACAACCATTGGCAGACGCAGGTACTCTTGTTCCCATTGTGGTTGCAATTGGTATTGGGGCAGCCCCCACAAGTGGCGATCCAGAATTTACGATGACAAACATGCTATTGCAAAACTACCTTGTGAGTCCTTCAACTGGAAGCGCGGTCACGAACGCATGGAACGCCGTTGGCGGCGAAGGCGTTACGGCCGTATGGGGAACCGTTACATAATGAGAATACCTTGTCCACTGGAAGACAACGAAGATTACTATATAGAAATTCCTAATGTGTGGCTTGGCTCTCATTATCTAACATGGTTGGAAGCGATGGAAGCCAGCAAGGACGCTAAAGGCGTTCTTAAACGTTTCGCGGTATCCATTACCATTTGTGATAATTACAACCTGCCTGGACTAACGGGGAAGCATGAGGAATGGGACTTAACAAAATGCCCGTTGCGATTAATGAATTGGGTGGTATCTGAGGTATTAGCAAATGACGTTCACGGCTTTGAAGCATGTTTTACAATTCCAAAAAAAAAGCCCTTGAATACTGGTGCGCTCTTGAATCTGATGGCCACGGTTGGAGCTTCACAGAAAGCGGCATGACAATACCGCTCGTGGGTGCAGACGGGCAACAATTTCAAGCAATGAGAAACGGCCGTTTCCTTTATGACGGTGGATTCACACAACAACCGATTAGAACATTAACGGGCGCACAATTAATATCTAATGTGCGCTCGTTGCATTTAGAGGTAGAGAAGGCAAATAAACAAGACGAGCCTCTTAACCTGACGAAGTTGACAACGCTTCAACAAGACTTACATATGGTGATTGAAAGTGGCTACTGAAACCGAATTAATTGTACGCGCCATAACCGAGGGCTTTGATAAAGTTATTGAAGAGATTGAGGGGGCAGGTGATGCTGCGGAGGAAGCTGGTGACGACGCGGGGAATTCTGGAACCCGATGGACTGAGTTAAAGTCTAAACTTGATCTTGCAAAGAATGCGTTTCAAGCCGTTGCTGGCGCGGCACAAGTTGCCATTGACCAGATAAAACGCGGGGGAGAAGTTCAACAAGTCGCCAGTACATTCGACAGTCTGACAAAATCCATAGGAACAACTGCTGATGTGATGCTGGGAGCTTTGCAAGTTGCCACACAGGGCATGGTGTCGAATTTCGATCTGATGACATCCGCCAACAGATTTATGGCAATGGGGTTAGCGGCGACAACAGAAGAGGCTGCTGATCTAGCAGAGGTAGCCGTCACATTGGGGGCTGCTATGAATGTGGGGCCTAACCAGGCGATGGAGGATTTCGCACTTTTGTTAGCGAATCAGTCGATTCCGAGACTTGATACTTTTGGCTTGTCATCGGGAAAGGTACGCGAACGAATAAACGAACTAACCTCAGGGATTAATGGGCTAGATCGAGAAACCGCATTCTTGCAGGCTACAATGGAGGCCGCAGAGGAAACCATGATCGCAGTGGGGGGGGCGGCGAAAGGCACAGCAAAAGATATATCTACGCTTGAGGCTGATGTGCAAAATCTAAAAGATGAGTTTGCATTAACTACCGCTGAGGTGGGCGGACCTCTTATCTCGTCAATGGCGAACGCACGAAAAAGCGTTCGTGAATTAGATGCCGCGCAAAAAGCGGCTGGCGTGACTAATAAAGAGCTGAGGGCTATCCGCGCATTGGTGCGAGAGGAAAGCGATAAATCGTTAAGCACATTAGAGACACAAGCAAGGTTGACGGAATTTCTAAATGAAATGGTTGAAGACCAAAATTTGTTGTTAAATGAAAACGCAGACACTTACGAAAGATCAGACCAAATCTTAAAAGGGCTTGTTGGTACAAACCAAGATTTAGCCGATTCCACAGAGGATGTTAGCGAAGAATTTGAGCGTTCTACTGAATTAGCTGATATGTACGCAAAAGCTGGTGAGAAAAACACAGAGGTAAGCGATAGGCTTACCAATAGCTTGCGTTTTCAAAAGGAACAACTAGAAGAAGCTGCGAAGACACTTAGAGATGATTATCTCGACGCATTTAATGAAGCACTCCCCCTTGCTGATGATTACATTCAGGCTCAAGATGATATGGCAGCGGCGCAAGGTGAATGGGTTGAATCTACACGAGACAACTCCTCAGAGATTGCCACCATCACGGCGCAACTATTTGGCGATCTTGACGCGGATCAAAAAGCATCCATGCGTGATATTGTGGACACCGCAGAAGAGGGCGGCGCGGAATGGCTAGGAGCTTTCAATACATTGCAAGGCGACTTATCGCAAAGCCAGAGAGAAGCCCTTGTATTGCGACGTGCTGAGTTAGAAGCAAGCCAAGGCGATATTGCATCTGTTTATACTGGCGACTTAGAAGCATTCAAAGCGGCGCAAGCGGCGAAGCTAGAAGCCGAGATGGCATTCACCGAACAATTAAAAAACAACGCCTTCGACATTGCAGAAGCGAGAATTATTGCAGAGGGTGGCGACGTTGAAGGAAATACAGCGCAATTGTTAGACTTGGCAGTCGCTCTTGGATTGAAAACGCAAGAGCAGGCGGATATACAACTCGAACAAACGCGGCGCACTGTACAAACTACAGAAGTGACCCAAAAATTGTTTGACATTTATTTAAGCGATGGGGTTGTATCTCAAGAAGAAAGTGAACGCCTAGCGAATGCCGTGGGGTTGATTGGAACTGGGGCGGATTTGACAACAGAGCAATTAGTTGCTTTGGGTGTGGCCGGTACCGAGAACGCTGGAATGGTCACAACCGCTATGGAGCTTACTGATAAGTCTATTATTGTTGCGTCTGGGTCGGTTGATATTTTAGCAACAAAACTTGCACAATTGCCGAGCGAGGTAGAAGTGAATGTTATCGTGAATACAATAGGAGATGTGCCAGGCGGTGGCGGGTCTGGAACAACATCAACCGTCATGGAAGAAGCAGGAGTTAACTAAGGAACTAACATTATGGCAGAATTACCGATTGTAGCATCTATACGAATAAATGATGGGAATACAGAAGTCGATTATGTGAATGTGTTTCCATTGAATACCGCACCATACAAGATAATGGATGAACCCACTATTGGACTGTCAGGGCAAGTGCCTACTCCCACAGTGCATGATAGTGATGATGGGCCACCCGAGACAATTAATTTAGAAGAACAAAACAGATTGTGGGCGTTTACATTACGAGTAACAGCCACAGCAGATCAACCCAACGTTAGCAAAAATCTATCCACGTTAAAACGACATATACAGGGAAAGCAATCAACGGCCTATCAGGCATACAGGAACGGGTCGCAGCCTGATGTTATATTTAGGATGCAGTTATCCCCATCATCCCCCACAACTGATTTTATCATCCAGCAAGGGAGTTTTCAGGATAACAATAGTTACTATTCTACTGCGGCGTTGTTGGATGAATCCACGATAGGAATTAACGTCAATCTACTTTGCACACCAGCGGGACGTGGCGAAGTGATTAATTTAAGAAACGACTTCCCATCCTCTCCGCATGTTATAGAAAATAACACAAGCGCAAATCTTGCAGACGGATGGATAAACAATAACGCATCAACTACATCTATGAATCCCGCGTCATGGTTAACGGGTGGGCAAAGCCAGGAATTTGTATCAACTGGTGTAAATAGTGGTGTAAAAATACAGGTGACAACAAGCATATTGGATGCTAATTTAGTTGCATATGTATGGGCACGTACAAAAATAGGAACTATTACTATATCGCTAAGATCGAATAACTTTTCAAATGTAATCCAATCAAAAGCATTAATGGTGAATGATGCGGGCAGCGTGTCTGATATGGAACGGATTGACCGAGAGGGTAATACATGGTATAGAGTTTCGTTCTCAGGGAATAATGGATCATTCACGAATCAAACGGGAATCCTCGCCGTGTCTAGCACTGTTGCGGATCGCGGGTTAATTGATAATGCTTACCTTGAGTTTGACCAGACTATTATCCCATCTGCGTTTTGTTCATCGTCGGCACTGAAAAATAGATACGACCCATCGGCGGGCAATGAAGAAAGGATTAATTATTTGGACGTGTGGAATGTGTTGGGGGGTATGCCGTACAGTTACAAGTTAAACTACCAAAACAACGGGATCCCATACATTGGGATTAGGCATACCGGAAATCAAATCTCGTCAGATGCTTTGATTTTGAAGGATCGGAGCGGGTGGACACTCGGAGGCGGATGGACCAACACGGCGGATGCAAGTGTCCTGGGCGGTGGGTATTTGGAAAATACAGTGCCAGATTCCGGGATAGCAACTACTGCGATCTCAGCAGATGATTCATTTTCTACATTTGGGCAACCTGTGAGGATATTGGTGGTTCTTCGAGCATCGAGTACCGGAATTGATTTCAGGTTACAATCATCAATAACCGCAGCTGGAGGAGATCCATTGCTGGATGAGACTAGAAGCGTGGCAGATACAGGAGTGTATCAGCTTATTGATTTTGGAACTCTGAACGCATCAGGCGCACTACCCCCTTCTTCTTCCGAGTTCACAACAATAACATTTGCATTTAGTGTAACAGCGGGTACAGGAAATGCGAGGGTTGTAGGCATCTACTTTTTCCCAACTGATTCGTTTGCAATAGCTCCCGTCACATTTGGTGGCGATTTCCGTTATGAGTCTGATTTGCAATCGTTTTACAGTATCAGCCAGAAACTTGGGAGGATAAGAGGGGCAACGGGAGAACTCGTTAATACTTTACCACATAAAGAACATCGGTTTTTATTTATTACCGAGGACGCGGGGGGAGCGACTCCGCAGTATATTCCTACAGAAACAAATCAAACATCCCTCGAAATCACCCCTATGGCATCTCACCTAATAGGTGATGCGTAATGACAAAGTTACTAGCCGCTCGATTTAAAAACAACGACACGTTAGCCCAGCCATTAGAACAATTCAAATCGGTTGAATCCGCTGGCATTCGTTGGCAGTTGGATAAATTCGGCATGACTCGAATGGAAGTAATTGTAAATCGAACCGATGCCTTTAGCGCATTTGACAGCTATGCGAATCACCAGGGGCAACGACTAGCACTATATTCAGACTGGGTATCCCTCCCCATTAGCGGGTGGATAACTGAATGTGTTTGGCTATCGGCTAACCAGATTAAATACATCGTCAAAGGCCCATCTGTGCGCATGATGGAAAAGTTGGTACGTAGATTTTATGATTCATCAACAACGCTAACTGATGTGATTGAAAACGTGTTAGATTCTTATGTCACGATTGACGACGGGACAACTGATGAAATAGAAGCCAACGCCACTACCACTAACGGGTGGAATCCAGATCAACCAGAGGGTGAGTACCCAATTAACATCATTCGTGATATTTTGAAATTGAGCAATTCAAACTTTGACATTATTGATTTTTGGTTCACCGATAATCCTATGCTTGCAGGAAGTTTGCAACAATACAAGCCACATTATCAAGCGCGGGATACGGCCGTGTTGAACCCAGACTGGGTATTGAACAGACGCGATATTGACAAGTTAAATCTATCACGCGGAATCACCAATGTAGCAACAGTGTCTAGGGTGTGGTATGGGTTAGTTGCTGGAACATTTACGGCCGTTGCTGCTACGGTATTAACCGATGCGGGTGCTACTTTTATAACTGATGGTGTTTCCCCTGGGGACAAAATCACAAATATAAACACGGGCGGTGTAACAAATATTGTTAACGTGGTTTCGCAAACTCAATTAAATTTTGATGGGTGGAAAGCAAAGACAACAGGAACCGCCGACGGGGGAAGTACCACAACATTAACAGATGCAACGGTTGACTTTATCGATCTTGGGGTATTGGTTGGCGATGTGCTGACAAATATTAACGACTTCTCAACTGGAACGATAACAAGTGTTGCAACCAACACATTAACAATAGCGGGGGCGATGTCGGGCGGTAAGACGAATGAAGATGGTGAGCGTTATGAGGTTAGCGCGGTGGCATTGACGGGGGATGACTATTCAATCAAGACAACAAACCCAAATAGATTTGAAGAAGTACAGATCGAACCTAATACGGAAGCATTTTGGCCGTCTGAGGTTGCAGAGTTTATCAACAATTCAAACTCCACACAAGCGGCGCAAATTGCAGAACTTGGGTTAAGTAACGAGGCAGAGCAAGAGCAGTCATTCACGGTGCGCTCTGATTTCATCCGTGATGGAAATGGGTCAGAATGGCCGCTGTGGCAGCCTATTGTAAACGGTGGAGGAACGGTTCAAATTGTGGATTTATTTCCAGAGGCAACCGCTTCCCTAAATCAAGAGACTGTATTCAAGATAACGGCGATGGATTACGATCACAAGTCTAGGCAACTCCGCTTCACAGTTGATAATGTGGATGCGAAATTGGATGCAAAATTGGAGCGGCGCGGAATACTGTCATCAACAACAATACAGCGGCTGTAGTGTACAATGTAGTAACTTATCAGAATGAGCAATTAACATCATGGAAGAAAACATCATACTAGCGTTAATAACAGCAGTCGGTGGTATCATTACCGCCTATTTCAAATTGTCATTAAAGGACTTGAATACCACAGTTGAGTACCAAGGGCAGCAAATAGAACGCCTCGAAACGGTGGAAACTGAATTGAAGGAAGAGAACAAAAAACTAAGGGATAAGATCGAGCAAATAATAGAATCATACGACAAGCGGATAAAAGATTTACATGATAAATTATACAAGGCATTACAGCCAAAATCTAAGGGTGGGATATTTTAATAGTTAATTTTGTGTTTAATGTGATTTTATCACTAGCTACTTCACTGGTACTTCACCCCCACATTTACAGGGCTGATGCTGGTGATTTTGGAAGATTGCGAGGTGGGCCAGCCGTTGGTGTGTCGCTGGCCTTCTTTGGCGCATTCACTAACCTTGAAATACTAAGACAGAGGAAGAAGAAACTATCTACCGATCATTTATTAGAAGGATTATCGTTAGCTTTTTTGGCAACAGGCAGCGGGATAATGGCCGCCGATATGTGGCGAAGCTGGCGCAAGGAGAAATAAGCACATGGAATACTCAATTAGTTATATAGCGGGTTTTGTGATATCACTGGGTTTATCATTTCTACCAAAATTAAATACATGGTATGACAAATATACACCAAAACAAAAGCAACTTATCATTGCCGCCGTCATGGCCATTGTAACTATTTTAATTGCGGGGTTGTCGTGTACTGATTTACAAATTGTGGGGATTCCCGTTTACGAATGTACTCCGCAGGGATTAGGCGCATTGTTTACATCGTTCTTGTCAGCATTAGCGGGTGGCGTTACAGCGCATCAATCAACTAATAAAATCAAAGGGTAGAAGTGTCCACCGTGGTTTACACTTTGTGATACAATAACTTCGATGAGTCATCCCCTAATGATTCATTTCATCAACTCCCTTAAACGGCCGTACCCATTTAGTACGGCCGTTTTGCTTTAAGACAGAAAGTGAATATACACTTGCTTTATCATAATCCCCTTTGTGTATCCGTTCCTTTGAGAAAATAATAATGGATGATGATTTGTGTTTTTTATTGCGATACCTTTGCCAAGCACCCTAATCCATCCCTGATGTTTTGCAAACATGAATTTTACAAATCTTCCATTTCGTGTCATATCATTCACCATCCTTTACCAATGCCCTTATCACCTCAATTGAATCATTCAACAAGGGTTTTTTGAATTCTCTAGCATCTTTCATCACTCGGATAAAACCCGCCACATTTGAGTTATCCAGTCCCATTGCCAAAAGTTCCCACTCCGATCCGATGTCTAAATCACACTGGCTGGCTATTTGCCCCCTTGCATTGTATGCCGTTGTATCATTCAAGGCATCCTCAATAACGTCAAGGGCTTCGTTGTTTAATTTCTCAGTTTGCTTTGCTTCGTCGTATATCTGCAAAAACTTGATTAAATTATCGTTAATACTCATGTCACATCCTTTCTATGCTATACTGTTATTTACCTAACCTTCTAAATGTTGCCACCCCCGTTACCCCCCCCCTCCGACAACTGGCCCGGTTTACACCCCCG